GTAAAAATAGCATCGCTATATAACGAAGCAGTTGTGGTTATTGAAAATAACGATGTAGGAAAGGTAGTGTGTAATCATGTTTATTACGATTACGAATATGAAAATATGTTTGTTTCATCTTCTGTAAAAGCAAGTGGCTTAGGAGTTATGATGACTAAACGAATAAAAAGAATAGGTTGCTCAAATTTGAAAGACATTTTAGAAATGGGAAAACTAGATTTGTCTGATGGCTATACTATTGACGAACTTACAACGTTTGAGGTGAATGGACCTTCGTATGCAGCCTCAGCTGGTAACCACGATGACTTAGCTATGAATTTAGTTATGTTTTCTTGGTTTGTTTCTTCAGACGCGTTTGGTAATATAGCTGAATTAGATTTAAAAACTATTTTATATAAGGATAGGGTTAGAGAAATGGAAGAAGACTTATTACCCTTTGGTTATATTGTCGATAGTAGCAAAGGACAATCAGATCATGAAAAACTAATCGAACAAGCAAAACAGTGGGGAAATCTCTAATTCGCAATATTTATAAATAGAACTATTGAGAAAACACCTTGTTATGCAAAAAAACTTATTAATTAAACAATCAAATTGAGGGGAAAACTATTATGGGATTTCAAGTATCACCAGGCGTACAGGTCAAAGAAATTGATCTAACAAACGTCATCCCAGCCGTATCTACATCTATTGGTGGATTCGCTGGACACTTCAACTGGGGCCCGTCTGAGGAAGCTGTATTAGTTTCTTCGGAAAAAGAATTAAGTGAAACATTTGGAACACCCAATGCAGACACTTACAAATCTTTTTTAACGGCAGCCAGTTTTTTAAAGTACACTAATGCTTTGTACGTTAGCCGAGCTGAACCATTAGCGGCACGCAATTCGGTGTGGAGCACAAAGGAAGCTGATCAAGCAATTATTGCTTCACCTATATCAAATGAAGAAGATAGCAGAACAAGTGCTGATGCTATTGCCTTTGGAAGATATTTTGGTGCTAAAGGTAACAGCATTAAAATACACATGGCGGTAGCCGCAGTCGATCCTGGAGATCCTACTGACAGTGTTGAATCACAAGGCCGATTCGCTTCACTTGTCGCACAAGACTTGGTAAGCGACTTAGCAGGAACAACCTCTTGGGGCTTAGACAATGTAGATTCTAACGCAAACGACGAAATTCACATTATTGTTGAAGATGTCGGTGGAGAAATTAGTGGAACTAAAGGAGCAATATTAGAAATATACGAAGGTTTATCGATGTATTCTGACGCTCTTAAAAATGGTGGTACAAACTATTACGAGACTGTAATCAATCGTGACTCTAAATATATTTACGTTAATAACACAGGTTTTAAAGCACTGTGGACGGGTAGCGATACCGCAGCAGTCCCAGGAGATTCTGGTTTAACCGTTGATTCGACATCTGGTGTACAAAAGAAATTTGGTGATAACATCGCTGAAAGTGGCGTTGCAACGGTAGGAACAGTTACAAACGGCACATCCTCAAATCGTAAAGTTGGTACATACACTGTTAAAATAGCAGACTCGTTTACTAGTTCAAACGGTTCTGGTAAAGGTGCTGAATTTAGTATTACAGTAGCTACTGGCGGAGTTGTTACAGACGCTGATATTACTATTGTAAAACCTGGAGTTGGTTTTGTAGCGGGTGAAACAATTACTGTTACAGATGATGCTTTAGGTGCTGGAGGAGGTACGTCCCTATCGTTTAATGCTGCAACTATCGGTAAGCTTGCTTTGGAAGGTACACTAAGAAGTGGTGTCGATGGAACTGTTGGAACTGGCGCTGTTAGTAGTGCTCTTGATTTCCTAGCAGATGTAAATGTAGTAGATGTAAATCTATTATTTGCAGAACAAACTGATGACAGCGTACTTGTTCCAAATAAGATTATTGAAATTGCCGGCACAACTCGTAAAGACTGTGTAGGATTCATTTCGTGTGATACTACTAGTGATGATGAAACAGAAGTAATTTCTGATTTCTCAACACTTAGTTCAACCTCTTATGTTGTACTCGATTCGAGTTCAGTTTATGTTTATAATAAGTATACAGATCAATACCAATATATACCGGCTGCCGGTCATATTGCAGGTCTTTGCGCAAGAACAGACAGTACTAACGATCCTTGGTTCTCACCAGCAGGTTATAGCCGTGGTCAACTATTAGGTGTAAGTAAACTAAAATTCAATCCTAATCAGGTTGAAAGAGATGCTCTTTATAAGAAAGGCATCAATCCAATAGTTGCTCAGCCTGGTCAAGGTATTCTTCTCTTCGGCGATAAAACGTATCAAAAGAAACCTTCTGCGTTTGATAGAATTAACGTACGTAGGCTATTCATTGTTTTAGAAAAAGCAATTTCAACAGCATCTAAATTTCAGTTATTTGAATTAAACGATGAGTTTACCCGCGCGATGTTCCGTAATATGGTTGAGCCATTCTTACGCGATGTTAAAGGTAGACGTGGTATCAATGACTTCTTAGTTGTTTGTGATGAAACAAACAATACAGGAAACATTATTGATACTAATCGCTTTGTAGCTGATATTTACATCAAACCGGCTAGATCAATTAACTTCATTACACTTAACTTTATTGCAACACGCACCGGAGTTGAATTTAGTGAGATTGTTGGTACAGGAAACTAATATAAATAAAGAAAGGAAACAACTATTATGGCAACTGTAGACAACTTTAAATCAAAACTAATTGGTGGCGGCGCAAGAGCAAATCTCTTCAAAGCAACATTAACATTTCCAGGATACGCTGAAGGTGATGCTGAATTATCTTCATTCATGTGCAAAGGAGCACAAATGCCTGCAAGTGTAGTCAACAACATTGAAATCCCTTATCGTGGACGTCAATTGAAAATTGCCGGTGATCGAATATTCGAAAACTGGACAGTAACTATTATCAACGATTCTGGTTATGAAATCAGAAACTCAATGGAGCGGTGGATGAATGGTATTAACGAACACGTGGCTAACACTGGTCTAGTTAATCCTAATGATTACACATCTGATCTTTTCATTGATCAACTTGATAAAGCTGGTGCAACTACTAAATCGTACACAATCAGAGATGCATTTCCAGTAAATGTATCAGCGATTGATGTAAGTTACGATTCAGCAGACACAATTGAAGAATTCACTGTTGAGTTTGCTTACCAATATTGGGAGTCAAACACCACAACTTAAAGTTTTAACTAAGATATATACAATAAGCGGAGGTCCAAACCCTCCGCGTATTGTTGTATAAATATTATTATGGAATTATTCGGATACGACATTAGCAAAAAAGTATCGGCCAAGCAATCGGCTCGAGAAGAAAAAATCATTTCGCCTATACCTAAAGTTAGCGATGATGGTGCAACAAGTGTTGCAGTAAGTGGAGGAGGATACTATGGAAGCGTTTTAGATCTATCTAACACCGAAGCCATTTCTGATCATGATCTGATTGTTAAATACCGAGATGCAGCGTTACAGCCTGAGTGCGATGCTGCAGTAAACGATATCGTAGATGGAGCTATAGCGACAGGAGACACATCAGCACCTGTTAGTTTACACTTAGAAGATTTAAAACAACCTGCAAGTGTAAAAAAAGGAATATTAAAAGAATTTGCGAAGATTATAGAATTGTATGACTTCAATCAAAAAGCATCAGATTATTTTAGAGACTGGTACATTGATGGTAGGGCTTACTTTCATGTTATCATTGATAAAGACAACCCTCAAAAGGGTATTGTAGAGTTACGTCCAATCGAATCTACACATATAAGTAAAGTAAAGGAAATCGAAACAAAAAGAGATAAAAAGACTGGTGTTGAATACGAACACGTTGCTGATGAATACTTTGTATATTCAAATGGATTAAAAGGTGACTCTACTTCTGGAATTAAATTTGCAAAAGATGCTATTATTCAAATTACGTCTGGTCTTTTAGATTCTCATAAAACACGCTCAATAGGTCACTTACATAAATCTTTAAAACTAGTAAATCAGTTAAGATACATGGAAGATTCTTTAGTGGTTTATAGGGTTTCAAGAGCTCCTGAACGTAGAATATTTTATGTAGATGTAGGTAACTTACCTAAAGGCAAAGCCGAAGAATACGTG